CCATCAACAATTTCAACACTAAGAATTTCACCATCAACTGATGCTTGCTGTAATGCATATTGCTCAATCTCTTCAGCAATAGTTGCAACAGCAAGTGCTTTCTTAACTGGAATCCATTGGTTTGTTTTATATGTAGCGTATGCTAGGTTAGACAATGTGAATAGATAACGCCACTTGTAGAGGTCTTCAAGAATGAAAGTTTTACCATCCGATGCTAGTCCACCACCATTCGCAACAGAACGCTCGTGTGATGCGAATGGTTCGTTCACGCAGTTCTGAACAACACCCTCAACACTCTTACCCTGCTCTATACAAAGAAATACTTCTTTCGATGAATTGATAACATAGAAGTTCTCTTGTGCGGGTTTCGCATCGTTATATGCTTCGTATGCAAATCCAGTTGTCCAAGTAACATTCTTAATAACATGAGATGCATTATTCAGTGCCTTGACTGCCTGAAGAGAATGTCTAACTTGATTCTGCGCATATACTGAGTTCTCAATCGTAGGATTGGTAATCAAGTCCGCCCTTGCAAGACCTATGTAATAGTTCTCGCTGTTGCCGTCGATGTCTTCTTTCAGTTGATCTAAAAGAAGACTCCTAAACGTATTAGTAATTGCAGATGTCATTTATTTTTCTCTTTAGTAATATGAGTCTATTTATAAGGTGTCTGTAAGCACTGCTCTGGCGATAGACGCTTCGTTGTCGAATCTCAGAATATTGTTTCGCGTTGGATTAATAACTGATTCATTAGCAGGTGTTGCAACAATCTTTATGAATTCACCTGATATTAAAGAACCCGCAAAAGCATTAAGAGTAAGTACGCCATTAGGTGCATCATATGATCCAATTACATCTGATTCAATAAGACCGTCAGCAACATTAATTGCTTCGATTGTACTTGTGCCAATTCTATTACGTAAGAAACAAGTCTTACCGTTCAAGAAAAAGTTCTCGCTCTGGATGATATATTCAACGTCATCAGGTTGTGCAATTGGAGCAGGATAGTCGATGATATAATCAACCGCACCATTCGCAGGATCGAATCTTGATTGCATCTTAATTGATGCTCGACTAGACAGTACCGAACCATCAACAGCATCAATATCAGATAGCAAGTTAGACCGTCTGAATGATTGATTGAACTTGCCTAAGTTCTCATCAAAGTAATCTGAAGTGGCACTCTGTACTAGTGCTTCAACTGCGCTTTGACCTAGTGATGTTAATCTAGGATTGAACTGGAAGAATGTAGTTACTTCTAAGAAAGTATTAACTGGATCCGTGAACTGAAGTTCAAACGATGCAACAGACAAATCTTTCGCCAGTTTCTTAATTGATTCTTTAGTAGATGCAATCACTGTAGCATCTTCTGTAGTAAAGTCAACCGAAAGATATACAGAACCGTATCTAGGTGGAACATTGTCTTGTCCGCCCCATGCTTTAATGTCGCTGATAACAGTCTTGAAATTACGTAGTGTTAGTGCCGCATAGTCTTCGGCAGTAACCATTCTATTCTGTGTCGCATAGAGATAAGGAGCATTCTTACGAATAGATTCGATGCTTTCTTTCTCATTACCACCGCCAGCAGTTCCGCTAGTGATGTTTAATGTCTTACCGCCGATAGTGCTTTCAGCAGTAAATACTCTAGCACCATTTGCTGAAGGACCTGCAACTGTAGTATATTCAACTAGTATTCTGTTACCCGCTTTAGGAGTAGTGTTAGTAAATCGAACACCGTTACCAAACGATATTTCATAGAAACCATTCGGCGTTTCTTTTGCTACGAATATTGCGGAGTTCACATCAATAGTTGTTGCGTCACTAATGTTAGTATAAACAGTTCCGACAAGATGTGAGGGATCTTCGAATACAGTAACTTTAATAGTTGCGATATCAAGATTGGTTACAGGGATAACAAACGAATCTGTTGAAGCAGTTTCACCTGCAATAAAGTTCTTGCTCTTAGTAGTACCTTCGTAGATAGGAACATTGATGTTAGAGTTCGCAGTAAAGTAATATAGATTGCTACCATTGTTTGTTGCTGTCAATGTATCGCGAGTCTGGAAAGTGTACGTTAGATTGTCAACAGTGGTTGTGAACTTAAAACCTGCGGGCATCGTAACACTAGATGGGTTTTCGGTGTCTTCGATCCAAAGATTCACTACAGCATATGCCGCAGTTCTTGAATTGACCGTGTAACCCAAACCGCCTGCTATTCCAACTAATGAGGAACGCATCTGCGCAGTACTCAAAAAGGATTCATTCAAAGCGTAGTTAGCGACCAGTGAATTTTGATGTGTGTTGTATGCCAACACATCTAGTAGACTAGACAGTGCTGATCCTTCGAAGTTATAATCCGTAAACTCACCTGAGCGTATCAAATGGGTTTTAAGACTATTCTTGATTGCATCAAAATCTAAATCCGTAGATTTAATAGTTGTTGCCATTACTGGTTATCCTCTTATTATAATCCTTCGGTGATGATTAGTACGAAACCTGAATTATCAGATAACGAAATTTCATCACCGTCCTGTGTTAATATTGCACCGTCAACCGACTTACCGATATCTCTAATTAAGAATGCGCCTGCTTCTGTCAATGTTCGTAGAGTAACTACATCTTCTCTTTCTGATAGTATAACTCGATCAATAATTTGATCAGGTGTAACTGGCAATTCGATAGGTAATGCAGGACCTGCTGTCTGTCCGCCTACTGATATTTTTAATGTGTCAACTTGATTCGTATTTACTACACGAAATTCAACCACTACATCGACACTATTGTAGTCTGGTGTTGCGGAGACTTGTAGTCGTGTTACTGCCACTCGTGGTTCATATCTTTCTATTGCTGATTTGATAGCAGATGATATTTCTTCGCCAGTATCAGCATCAGCAAGATTGAAGAGTAGACCACTCAAGTCTGCACCGAACTGAGGTCTATAAGGTTTCTCAAAACGATTCGTTAGTAGTAGTGTTTTGATTGCTTGCTTTACTGAGGCAGCGTCCTTCTTACTATATACATCACCACCACTAGTAGTATTCGCCTCAAACGTCAGATCAAAATCAGAGTACAGACGGTCGCGCACGACTCTCACACTCGTACTGAGATTACCATCCTCTGCTGAAAAAATCTTCGCCATGCTACTACAATCCTTTTTCTTTTATTTATATGTTATTTTTAAGAGAAAAATCAAATATACTATTCTTCTTCAGGAAGTATCTCTAATAACTCATCTTTTGATTGAAGTTCGCCATTATAAGTTGTTTCGAGATTGTACTTGTAACTTACGTCCCAATCAGTACTAACCTTTGGCATCTCTAATATAATAGAACAAGTGAGATCGCCATTCGGATCAAATGTGTCGTAGTCAAGTGTCAACTTATCATAGTTCACATAATCTTTCCAAAACACTGCAAGGTCAAATGATAATCGAGGGTCAGTCTTACCTTGTTGATCAATAAGTTGATATACTACTGTGCGTCCAGTTCTACGCAAATCGTTGATACTATTTGACGTTGGTTTCTCACCAGTGTATACTGGTAGTCTTGCTAACCATCCGTCAGGACCTTCGCCGTAAGAACCTTTATTATTCTCTGCGAGTTTCTTTGCTGCCAGTTCATCGTTTACTTTAGTCTCTTGTATAACAAACTTAGGATTAGGTTCATATATCCCTTCACTCACTACTAGTCTATGTTTAGAAAAGAACGAATTGCCTGTTACGGTTTGTATTGCCTGCGCATGAAGAACTAAGTTTCTAGCAATCTGTGCTGTATCAGGTGCACCAAAGAAACCTTCGGCATATAGTTTCTCTAACTGTGTACGTGATCCTCTAGCACCCAGAAACTTAGCAAGTGTTATACCTGGACCAAGTTTAGTCGCTGATGTGATAGACGTTTCAAACTCTGGATTATATTGTGGATCTACCAATAACTTCATTTTGTATTTACCTTAAATCGCTTGCTTCTAGTGTCAGCAGGGTTGTTGCCGAGAGTGTTTATGCCGAATCTAATAGTTCCTTTCTTAGATGCAGATCGCCCAATGTTTCGGGGAAGGTTTCTCTTAAAGTTCGGGTTTAGTTTGCCTTCACTCACTAGATAACTTGTGAACCCGCGATTATCAAAGTTAGCAGGATCTCTCATCTTAGAACGAATCTCATGAATCGTAGGATCAAAGTTGAATAAACCTTTATAGTCATCTGACTTGCTTATCTTATCTGCTAGTGTTGGATCAACCGATATGTTTCTGATACCGTAATTACTTGTTGCTAAAAGTGTCTCAATGATAGCAGGGTTTGGCAGAGGCGCAGTAGGAGGTACTGGTAGCATGGTGAAGATACCTGGTTTTGGTGATGGTCCTTTTACTGTACATGGCGCTTCTTTCTTAGCAATGATTGCAGTCGCCGCACCTTCTGCAAACTGCGCTATAGATGATACAATAGCATAGTCAGCATGAACGGATTCAGATGCTTTACCTACAAGTGTGCCATAGAATGTTGACAGATTAGTTAGACCGCCTGGCATACCGCCATATGTTTTACCGTAGTAATCAATGAGTGGTCCACCGATAGTTCCTTTGTGACCAATTATACTAACGTGTCGTGCTGATATATTAGCAGTCGATGCT